GGGAACCGCTGCGCGTACAGCTGCTCGCGCGGCTGGATCATCCGGTAGTGGCAGTCCTCGAGCACCGGAACACCCGCGGTCGGCCCGTCGGCGTCCCCGGTGTACGGCATGACGAGCCCGTGGTGGTTGCCCTTCGCCGTGACCGTCGCCAGCGGGCGGGTGGCCGGCTCGGCGCCGCCGTTGCGCCGGTACTCGACGACGAACGCGTCCCGGGCCGCGGGCGGGGTGAGGACCGCATCACCGATCTTCACCGTGCGCGCGGCGAGCGGACGCCCGTCGGACGGGAACGCACGCCCGTCGTGCCCGCCGTGGTTCACGGTGAGGACCATCGGCTTCTCACCACCGAGCCGGTCCAGGCCGGCCTGGATCCGCTTCTGCGTGTTCGCCACCAGCGGGCGCAGGCCATGCTGTGCCCGGTCGCCGATCCGCACGCCGAGGTTCGACCAGTCGATGATCGACGCGGCGGGCCGGATGTACGGCTCCACGATCGAGTGCCTGCACTGGCTGCGAGGACACCGATAGTCGTACTGCTGCTTGTACTTCCCGATCCGCCGGCCGTTCCGCCACGACTGCACCGCGGCGACGTCCTCCCCGCACGTCGCGCACCAGGCCATCGGGGACGGCTTCAAGTCCGGCAGAGGCACACCCTTGCGGGTGAACACGATGTAGATGCGGTCCCGCCACTGCGGTGCCGGATCGTTCCCCACGCCGCCGATGTGCGCCGACGACGCCGACACGATCTGCGAGTTGTAGCCCAGCATCTCCATGCCGGTCCGCCACCAGTCGAACAGCTCCCAGTCGACGGCGAACTCCACGACGTTCTCGCACAGGATCGCCGTGTACCGGTGGACCTCGGTCGCCCGGATCACGTCGTAGGCGGTCGCTCGGGTCCGCTCCCACGCCGCCGCGGGCACGCTGCCGAACTCCTCGAGCTCCAGCGCCATCTGCCCGCGAGTCCGGCGACGGCCGCCCGCCGGGCTCATCTCCGTGCAGATCGGAGACGCCCACAGGATGTCCGTCTTCGGCAGGCGCCGCATGTCGTAGTTGTTGATGTCCGCACACAGGTGGTCGGCGCCGGAGTGGTTCGCGGCGTGCGTCTCAATCGCGCGGGCCCAGTGGTTCGCGGCCAACTTCAGCTCGTACCCGGCGGCGACCAGCCCGGTACTCGAGCCTCCGGCCCCGCAGAAGATGTCGGTGAAGGTCAGGCTCATCAGGCGGCGTCCTCTCGGTGGGTGTGGTTGTTGGGGTTGCCGCCGCAGCGGGCGCACGTGCACCGGTCCGGCGGCGGGGTCGGGCCGGACGCGGCGGTGCCGAGCGGCCAGCCGCCGACGTGCGCGATCCGGTAGCCCGGGTCCGGGACCGCGGCGAGGGCCGGCTTGGCGGGCTTGGCGTCCGGGCGGGGCGCCTGGCTGGTGAGGTACTTGAGGTAGTCCATGAGGCTGCCGTCGTCGCGCATAGCTGCGATGTCCTCGGGGGTGGGGTCGTTCATGTCATGCCTCCGCCATGTCGATCATTCGTGCGTAGTGGAGCTGCGCGGCGACGGTGATCGTCGCGGTGGGTCCCCCGCGGTGCTTGCCGACGATCAGGTCGGCCTCGCCGGCTCGAGGGGATTCCTTCTCGTAGGCGTCCTCGCGGTGCAGGAGGATGACGATGTCGGCGTCCTGCTCGATCGCCCCGGACTCCCGTAGGTCGGACACCATCGGCTTCTTCTCCTGCCGCTGCTCCGGCCCGCGATTGAGCTGGCAAAGGACGACGACGGTGATCCCGAAGTCCTTCGCGATCAGCTTCAGGTTCCGGGAGATCTCCGCGACGGCCTGCTGCCGCGACTCCGCCTTCGGCGCCTGCATCAGCTGCAGGTAGTCGACGATCACCAGGCGGAGGCCCTGGGTGCGGACGAGGTTGCGGACCCGGCCGCGGAGGATCGGCAGCGACAGCAGCGCCCCGTCGTTGATCCACAGGGGTGCGGCAGCGATCTCGGGGGCGTACCGGGCAGCGCGCGCCATGTCCTCGTCGGAGACGATGCCCTGCTTCAGGTGGTGGAGCGGGATGCGGGCTTCGGCGCACAGGATCCGGTCGGACAGTTCGTCCTTGCCCATCTCGAGCGACTCGAACAGGGTGGGGATCTTGTTCTTGATGGCGGCGCCGCGCGCGAAGTCCTGCGCGAGCGTCGACTTGCCCATCGCCGGCCGCGCGCCGATGACGACCATCTGGCCGGGTGCCCACCCGCCGCACAGGAGCGCATCCAGGTCCATGAAGCCGGTGGGGATGCGCTGCTCGTTGGTGGGCGGGGTGGTGGCCCGCTTGAGGCTGTCGAGGAGCAGGTCCCCGATCGGCGCCATGTCGGCGTCGTCGGGCGCGCGGACCACGCCGTCGAGGTCGGCCTGGATCGCGGCGACGTCGATGTCCTCGTCAAAGGCCGGTGAGGAGCCCTTGAGGACGGCGTCGTAGCCCAGGGCGACCACGCGGGCGGCAACAGCCTTCTTCGTGATCCGCTTGGCGTACCAGGCGGCGGCACCAGGGTGGGCCTGGCCGTACAGGTCGAGGAGTTGCTCGGCGGACGGCGGGCGGACGGGCATGCGGCCCTCGGCGTGCCACGCTTCGAGCTGCCGGTGGACGACAAGGTGCTTAAGCTCGCCGGCCTGGAACTGGCCTTGCAGTTCCTCGACGGCCCACCACGCCCACCGGTAGGCGTCGGTGGTGATGTCAGCCGGGTCGAAGCCTTCGGCGCCGAGTTCGTCGACGACGTTCGGCTGCTGCATCGCGGTGGCGACGAGGACACGCTCGGCGTCGACGTCCCGCGGGCGCTCGGGGAGAGCAGGCGCCGCGACGGCCTCGTCGGGCGCCCACATCTCGGTCTCGGTGGTCACGCGGTCTGCTCCTGGGTGAAGAGGTCGAACTGGTCGCCGAGGCGGGTCGTGGACCAGAGGACTTCGGTGCGGTCCTTCGCGGTCTTGGCGTTGCCGGTCATCGACGCGGTCTCATACCGGTGCCAGCCGGCGTACAGCTCGAGGTACAGCTGGCTGTCGTAGCCGGAGAGGACGACGGTCGCCTTGCAGTCGGCGAGCGCGGCCGCCAACTCCCGGTGCTCGGCTTCGGTCTTCATCTCGCAGCGGTAGTTGTTGCCCCACCCGCGCGTCGTACCGAGGTACGGCGGGTCGACGTACAGGAGAACGTTCGGCCGCGCCCCATAGCGGGTGATCACTTCCAGCGCGGGCAGGGCCTCGAGGGAAACGCCGTGGAGGCGTTCCGCGGCGGCGGCGAGCCGAAGTGCGTAGGCCTCGAGGTAGCCGGGCATCGAGGTGGACGAGCCAGCCGGGTCGATGTAGTGCCGCCAGCCGGTGTTCCGCAACGTGCCGGAACGGCCCTGCGCGAGACGGCACCAGATGCGGCGGGCCAACTCGAGGTCGTCCTCGGTCGGGTCCCAGGTGGCTGCGAGCTCGGCGCGGCTATGCGGGGTGAGCATGCACGCGCGCAGCAGCTCCTCGGGCCGCTCGCGCAGCACGCGCCAGAACGTCATGAGTTCGCCGTCGAGGTCGTTAACGGTCTCCATCCGCGAGGGCCGCTTGGCGAGGAGGACGGACAGACCACCGGCGAACGGTTCGACGTAGTGCTCGTGCGGCGGGAGCAGGTCGACGATCCAGTCGGCGATGCGCTGCTTGCTGCCGAAGTACGGGACGGGGCTCTTCACGCGGCGCTCCGGCGGCGGTCGTGGCCCTTCATGGCGATGCGCTGGGACATCTCCCGCAGCCGGGACGTCACCCGGTCACCCAGCCGGCTGCGCAGCGCGTCGGCGTCGGCGTTGGAGGTGAAGAGCGTCGGCAGATGGTGCTCGTACCGCCAGTTGATGAGCCGGAAGTTGACCTCCTCCGTGAACTCGGTCGGCTTCCGCTCCGCCCCCAGGTCGTCGACGAGGAGCAGGCGAGCGTCCCGGTAGCGGCGGAACTCCGCCTCACTGTCGATGCCGTGACGGGGCCGCAGGGCGGCGTACAGGTCCGCGGCCGTGGTCACCTGCCACTGCGCCCGGACGCCGGACACGGCCAGCTCCCGCATCGCCCCGTAGGCCTCGTAGGTCTTACCGACCCCGCACACGCCGAGCAGCAGCAGCGACGGGCCGTGCGTGACCGAGGCGATCGGGCTGTTCCGTTCGGCCTGCGCCTCCCGCGCCCCAGCGACCAGGCCGTCGATCCAGGCCCGCAGCTGCGGCAGCGTCGGCACCGCGGACCGGTAGTGGAACGGCACCAGGTCGGCGACCTCGGCGTAGGTGTAGCGGGCGACGTTCTGCGGGCTGTGCGGGTCGAAGTCGTGCAGCTGGATCCAGTCCGGGGCCAGGCCGCGGGCGGCGAGCAGCGGGGCGAGGTCGTGGCCTCGCAGGTTCGCGGGCGGGATGTACTGCATGTCAGAGGTCCTTGTCGTAGACGGACTGGTCGGTGGGGTCTCGGTACGGCTGGTAGCCGCCGGAGACCGCGCGGAGCGCGGGTGCTGAGTTGGCGGGGGTGTCCGGGAGGCCTCGCCAGCCGGCGAGGAAGTAGCGGGCTGAGTAGGGCGCGCTCTTGGCCGAGTGCCAGACGCGCTCGGCGTGTTCGACGAGGACTGGAACACTGCGGGTCTGGACGAGGTCGACGAGTTCTTTCCAATCGCCGATCTGCATCTGCCAGCTGACGCGCATGCCGCGTCGGGTCATCTCGTCGATGAGGGGCTGGACAGTGCGGAGCGCATCGGCATCTGCTGCTGCGCTCTGGGTGCCGGGCCCCTGCTGTAGATGGACTTCAGTGGACCGCTTAGGTCCGTAGGAACTCTTGGGGGGCTGTGTGCCCCTAGTCATGGGGTTCTCTGCCCCTAGCTCTAGGGGCTGTGTGCCCCTAGCCTGGGGGCCCTGTGCCCCTAGCTCCGTGTCGACTGGGGGCTGTGTGCCCCTAGCTTCGGTGTTCTCTGCCCCTAGCTCATCTCGGTCCGATTCGGGCACCGCTATGCCGTTGGGGATCGTGAGTCGGTACTGCGTCCGAGCTTTCCGGGCGCGTGCCGCTGCGGGGTCGGGGCGGTCTCGGCCGACCCATTCGGCCGACTCCAGCTTGTTGAGGTGTCGGCGGACGGTGGACCTGTCCATGCCGGTCGCCTCTTCGAGTGTGCTGAGTGACGGGGTGAGCCGCGCCGGGATGACACCCGTTTTGACGTCTGCCCAGGTGGCGAGCGTGAGCGCCAGCAGTCGCGACAGCGGCGCTAGGTCGCTGCTGCGGACTGACCGCTCGTACTCGAACCGGCTTGGCATGAGAACTCTCTTTCGGCCTTCTGAGGGGTTTTGGGCGCACGGAACCAGGGCGCTTAGGGCGGCCTGTTCAACCCCTCCCCGCTGTAGCTATGATAGCTAAGAACGCTACGAAAGCTAAGGGGACTACAGTGACCATGACGGCCATCAGTTACGCTGTGCCTATGAGTGACCGGCCGACCGTGCACCGCAACCAGATCGCCGAGGCGCGCAACGTCCTCGGAGAGGTGATCGCGCGCGCCCGTTTCGCCGGCGAGCCGACGATCCTCATCAACCGCCGCAAAGAAGCGGCCGTGATCGTCAGCTACGAGGACTACGCAACGCTGCGCGAACTTCGCGACTACGTGGAGGAGCTGGAGGCCGGCACAACGCCGGACCACAAGCACAAGGCGCGCGTCCTTAGTGAGGCCCTGGCCTTGGCCAAGCGCCGTGCTCTCGACGACGACTGACATCGGTCCCTCCTCTCCTCCCAGGCCCCGTGGTTGCGGGGCCCTTTGTCGTGCGGGTCAGCGGCCGTCTTCGAGGGCCCTGCGGTTGATGGCGTCCAGCTCGAGGGCGGTCTGCACTCCGGACTGGGCTTCGGCGAGCCGGTAGAGCTCTTGGGCGACGCGGCCGGCGAGGATCGGCAGGGCGTGCATGTGGATGTCGAAGCGGCGGCCGACGGGCCAGAACAGGTCGCGGTACTCCTTGCGCGGGGTGCCGGTGAGCTTGAGGACTCCGGCGTCGGTGAGGCGCTCGCGCATCTCGATGGCGCTGTCGATGGGGAGCCCGTACCGCTGGCGCAGGTGCGCAGCTGCTGTGTCCCAGGGCAGGACGACGGGCTCCGGGAAGTTGCCGGGGACAGGTGGGCTGTAGTGGCCGTTACGTCGCAGCGAGGGCAGTACCTCGTGGAAGATCCAGCGCTGGAAGCGGTCGACCTGGTCCCGGATGAAGGCGTCCTTGATTCGGGAGATCTGCCGCTGCCCGATGACGCGGTAGAAGCCAGGCTCGGTGACGTGCCAAACCCGCTGGTCACCGCCAGGGGTACGCACCAGTGCGTACCCTTTCTCGCTGTCCGGCGTGGAGCGCAGCATGGTCTGCGCGTCGCGGTAGCCGAGCCCTTTGGCCAGCCCTGGCGCAAGGACAATGAAGGAGTTGTCCCGGGGTAGGACTTCGATGTCGAACTCGGCGTTGGTGAAGCGTTCGATGTTCACAGGGCTGGTCTCCTAGGTGGCTGTGTGCTCCGCCTTGCAGGGGAGTTGTCAGACGGGGCATGCGGGGCCGGACTCGACCGACCCCGCGGTTGATCAGGCGGCTTGCTGCTGCCGTCGTTGTCGTTGGCTGAGTCCGCCCCAGATGCCGCGGATGCTGCCGCCGTCGTGCTGCTCGAGCGCGGCGGCGTGCGCGGCGCACTGCGGTCGGACGGGGCAGCGCTGGCAGATGCGTCGGGCGGTGTGGCTGCCGCCTCCGGCGAGGTTGTCGATCCACTCGTCCGGGTCGACCTGGGCGCAGCTGGCCGAGTCCATCCACGCGTGGCGGCTCATGCGGCGGCCTCGAGTCCGGCCTTGGCTGCTCGTTCCTGTGCGGCGCGCTGGGCGCGTTCGCGGAGGATGGCGCCGAGCTGGTCGTTGATGTACTTCTCGTTGCCGCCGAGCCGTTTGGCGATCTGTTCGCGGGATTCGCCGAGGAGGTAGAGGTGCTCGATCTCCCGCTTCCGGTCCAGGTCCCGGCCGCACTTGTCGGCCGGCTTGTACGGGGCGGACTCCTCGGGCCGGCAGTTGGGGTCGTCGATGTCGTCCCAGGCGAGGGGGCCGTGCCATTCGCGGCGGCGGGCGTTGTGGACGGAGAAGTGGGATGGTCCGGGGCGCCCGCTCAGCTGCTTGTAGAGGGCGGTCATGCCTTGGGCGACGGCGACGCTGACGGTGGCCGGCTGGCGCTCGAGAAGGCGGCCGAGGTGGTTGGTCGCCATGGGCACCCCAGTGGCGATCATGTAGATGGGGTAGCCGATGGCGTGGAGGGCTCGGCCGCGGCGGATGGTGCCGGTGGCGTCGACTCGGGCGTTCGCGGGCGTGCCGGTCGGACCCGGGGAGCGGAGGATACGGGCGGCGACGCGGGGTGCGATGGTGCGCTGGCCGTTAAGCAGTTTGGAGATGTCGCCGGACTTTTTGCCGGTGGCGTCGCCGATCTGGGTTTGGCTGTAGCCCTGGTTGATCCATTCCTGCAATCGCTGGCGGACGGGGGTGGCGTCGATGCGGACGGGCTGGTGGACGGTCTTGACGCGGTACTGCTTGCAGTAGCGCTTGTTGGCGTCGCGGCATGGGAGGCAGCGGCAGCCGCGCAGGTAGCGGGGGCGTTCTCCGTGTGGCGGCAGGGGCTTGGCGGCGGTGGTCACGACTGCTCCTTCCGGGGTTCGGTGTTCCAGGCGTCCCAGTGGGCGTAGAGCTCGTCGTCGACCTCCGGCTCGTCGCCGGCCTCGGGCTCGGGTGCGGGCGGTGCGGGGCAGATGCGGTCGGCGATGCGGCGTCCGGCCCAGATGGCGAACACGCCGGTCCAGTAGCCGGCGGCGATGATGAGGAAGGCGGTGAGGGCGGCGACGATGCCGAAGGAGATCACCGCACCCCAGATGACGATCTCGACTGCTTCGATGGCTTCGGAGATCACTGCTGCCTCCCGCGTGCCGGGCGGGTGATGAGGGCGAAGGCGACCGCGGCGATGCCGGTCATGGCGACCAGGCAGGCAAGGAACAGGGCGGCGGTCATGCGGCCCGCCTTTCGGCTGCGCGGGCGGCGCGTCGTGCGGCGCGGTCTTCGCGTCGTCGTCGTGCGACGGCTTCGCGGTGTGCGGCGGGGACGCCGATCCACACGTGGACGAGGCTGCGGCGGCAGCGGGCGGACTGCCCGTAGTCGTGGTGGCGGATGATCCCTGCGTCGAGGAGCCGGCCGGGGAGGCTGCCCCACTGGCTCTTGGGCGAGGGCGGGTCGGGGAGGTTGTTCTCCCGCGCCACCGCGTCGACCATGAACGGCTGGCCGGTGTCGGCAGCGGCGACGAACGCGGGCCACACCTCGTCGACCCACGCCTCGTAGTCGTCGACTATTCGGCGGGACTTCGCGGGGGCCGGGGCCTCGAGGTGCATGCCGTCGAAGGCAGGCTGGATGTGGCTCATGACGCGTTCTCCTCGTCGGCGAAGAGGCTGGGCTGCGGGGTGCTGCCGCCGCGGGCTTCCCACTGGCTGCGGTAGCGCTCGACTTCTCCGGAGCACTCCTGCCGGGCGTGGAAGACGGCGGAGTGGTCGGGCATGTCGGGGCGCCACAGGTTCGGGCCGGGGAACCGGGCGGCCTTCTGGCGCGGGTTGACGTACTCGCCGCAGCCGAGGCAGTGGCCGGGCGGGATGTCCATGAGGACGTCGGCGCGGGCGGCCTGCTGGTCGGCTTCGCGTTCGGCGAGTTCGTGGGAGCAGGGCGGGAGTTCGCCGCAGGCGGAGCAGATCGCGTAGTGCTCGGGCAGGACGTCCCACGAGTGGTTCGCCGGGCCGATGAGGTGGATCGGCTTCTCGTGCGGCTTGCCGTCGGGCTGGAGGACGAACACGTAGGGCCGCTCGCGCCAGGTGGCTTTCTCTGGGCGTTCGCCGCGGCCGTACTTTTCCCAGGCTTCCAACGCGGCGGCGTACCGCTTCTCGTGCTTTTCGCCCCACAGGTCGAGGGGCCGCTCGGCGAGTTCGACGATCCGGTGGGGCTGCCGGTCCCAGACGACGAGGACGCCGGGCTTGAGCTGGACGTAGTCGGCGAGGATCTCCTTGTCGTGGATGCGCTGTTCCTGCCGTCGCATCGCGGATGAGAACTCGCCGATGCGGTTGATGGAGGTGCGGGGCGGGTGGATACCGCCGCGCTTCGTGTGCTGACGCACGTACCAACGGGTCATGGCTGTGATTCCCTTGGGGTGAGGGGCCGGCCCGCATAGCCCGCGGGCCGGCCCGTTCGCGTGTGCGGGCTAGAAGGGCTGGTCTTCGCTGAGGCGGTCGAGGGCGATCTCGGTGAAGCGGGCGCTGATGGCTTCGCGAAGGTCGATGCCTTCGCGGCGCAGCTCGTGGGCGAGGCTGCGGGCCCAGGTGCGGACCTCTTCGGACTTGCCGTCGAGGAGCGCTTCCGCGAGGTGGCCGACGAGGATCTGCTCGGCTGCGGCGAGACGGCGCTCGACCGAGGACGGCGCCTGCGTGGTCTCGGTCTGGTCGGTGGTCATGCTTCGTGGTCTCCTTGGGGTGAGCCGGGCTCCCGCCCGATTTGGGCGGGCGGGAGCCCGGCGCGGGTGTGGGCTACTGGGCGGGAGTGGTGGCCGGCTTGTCGGCCTTGCCGCCGGTCAGCTCGTCGGCGGTCACGCGGGGGGCCGGGAACTCGTCCTCGGCCGTGACCTCACCGCGCTGGATCGACTTGTAGACGACGATCAGCTGGGCGACGTCGTGCTCGGTCCACTTCCCGGACGGCCGGTCCAGCCGGTTCTCGATCCGGTCCGCGGTGATGCCGATGCCCTCGAACGTCCTGATGGCGTCAGCGACGCGCTGGGCGAGCGGCTTGCCGCCGCCGTCCCGCAGCGTCTGGTTGCACAGCTCCTTCGCCTCCTCGACGAACCAGGGCGGGAGGATCGCGAAGATCGCCTCACGGACACGGCGGGCACCGTTGTTGGCGTTCGTCTCATAGATGTCACGCATGTCGGTGAGCTGCTTCGGCCCGTTCTTCGTGTCGCGGCGGTGCGGGACGATGAACGTCGAGGAGTTGCGGGAGTTGGTCTGGACGTCCCAGGCGAAGGCCTGCATCTCGGACTGGCCGTACTCGTCGTCGCGGCGCATCTCGACGAGGCCGTACTGGACGTTGCCCCAGACGCGGGCCAGCTCGCGGGCGAGGTGGACGGAGGCGCCGGTGATGGTCTGCCCACCGCGGCTGTAGCGGAAGAAGGCGCGCTCGGCGAGGCCCTGCTGCTTGCAGGACTCGCGCATCTCGGCGACGGCGGCCTGGATGTTGCGGGGGCACTGCTGGGCGACGACGACGGCGGCCTGGACTTCGGCGGCGGCGCGGGACTGCTCGACTGCGGTGCCCTGACCGATGCGGGCCGGCGTGTTGTTGGACGGGATGTTGACGGGCTGGTTCACAGGTACTCCTGTTCGTCGCGCTTCTCCGCGTAGGGCGGGAGGGGCAGGTAGGTGATGGCGTCGTTGAAGCCGGGCCAGGTGTCGGTGCGCTGGCATTCGGCGTAGATCCGGAGCGCCCGGTCATTGCGGGCGGCGCCGAGGGTGAGGGCGGGGAAGTCGAGCTCGACCAGGTGCACCAGGTAGGGCGCGGTCTTCGTCTGGAACACGAAGATGAACGCGGGCTCGATGTCGCCGGCCAGGTCGAGGGCCTTGACGGCATCGAGGTACCAGGCGGCTTGGGCGTGGTAGCCGTGCTCGTACACGGCCCGCTGGAGGGCGGTGGGGTCGACGGCGCGGGCGGTCTTGTAGTCGACGACGACGAGCCGGCCGTTCTCTTGGCGGTGGGGTATCCAGTCGGGTCGGGCTCGGCGCCATACGCCGTGGCGGGAGTCCTGCCAGAACATGGACTGTTCGGCGATTCCGGTGTCGGGGGCGAACAGCTTCCCGGCGGTGGGGTGCTGGCGGATCGCGTCGGCCATGGCGGTGACCTGCTCGTACTCCTTGGTGAGCAGCGGCGTCTTGCCTTCGTCGTAGGCGAGGTCGCGCAGTTCCCGGGCGGCGACCTTCTTCCAGTCGGGGAAGTCGATCACTTCGAGTTCCGGGCCGTCGCCGAGGACGAGCATGTGGGCGGCGTGCCCGATGTCGAACTCGCGCTTGTGCGGCTGCTGGTTGTCGCGGTCGTACTTGAACTGGGCGGGGCAGCCGGGGTCGAGGAGTTTGCGGGCGCCGGAGGAGGAGAGGCTTCCGCCGGGCACGGGGTCGGCGTGGTAGACGCCGATCGGCATGTCCGGGTACACGCCCGGCTCCGTGACGACCTGCGCTTCGACCTCGACGGCGGCGGTCACTGCTGGTCTCCGTGCATCCGCGAGAGGGCTTCGCCCGCCATGCGCGCCAGCTGCTCGTCGCTGGCGGCGTAGAAGGCGTCGGGGACGGTGACGGCATCCCACACGTCGCGGGCCCAGCGTGCGTCGCCGAGCGCGGTGTGCGCGACGTCCTTGGCGGGCGGTTCGACCTCGACGTGCCGGGAGACGTCGTAGGACTTCCACGGCCAGCCGACGGCCTTGGCGACCTTGCTGTACCAGGTGGCGTCGCAGTCCTTGCGGGTCCACTCGCTGGCCCGCCCGTACAGGGCGCCGACCGCGAGGGTGGTGATGTCGATCGGTCGGTAGTGCCAGGGGAGCTTTCGGCCGTGGGTCTGCAGCAGCTTCGTCAGAAACGCGATGTCGAAGCCGGGGTTCGAGCCGACGACGACCGCTCCCTTGAGGGCGCCCTGGAGGTCGAACAGCATCTCGGGGAGAGTCGACTTCAGCGGCGGGCCGCCGGCCGGGAAGATCTCGATCGCGTCGCAGCCGTCGGGGACGGCGAACCGCTCCTCGAAGCGGCCGATCTTCAGGGACTCGGGGTCCGCGGTGGTGAGATCGGGCCGGACCTGCCAGACGTACTCGCAGTCGACGCCGTCCTCGCGGCGGCGGATGACGGCGATCTCCCAGACGTCGCCGTGCCGCGGGTCCAGGCCGGTGGTCTCGGTGTCGACGAACACCACAGGCGGTGTGTGGTTTGTGCTGGTTTCGGTGCTCATGTGTCGTGCTCCAGGGTGTGAGGTGGTGGGGCCCGCTCCGCACGGGGCGGGGGGTGCTCCGGCGGAGCGGGCCCTTCGGATGCCGCAGCGCGAGGCGCCAGCGGCCCGGTATGGGTTTGTTGGTCAGGCGGCTACTTGGCCTTGAGGCCGGCCTTCACGGCGGCGGCGATCTGGGCGCTCACCGTGTCGCCGAGTTCGGCGGCGACCATGTCGCGGGCCTGCTTCACGGCGTCGGCGATCTCCGCCTCGAAGG